AACCGTGTACATCGGTGATGATGATTTGGTGACAGATAGCAACGGGTTGCCGATGGTGAAACATTCTGCACCGATTCATAAAGTGTTGGCCCCCGGTCAGGAGTTGTGGGCGGTTGTTGTTTCCGGTACAGAGTCGCTGCGGATATTCACCATCGTTGATTGACAGCGGTGTTATGATTGCCGGTAGGCCGCCGACCACTGCCGCCGCCCAGTTGGGGCACCGTGGGGTCACCGTCGTTACAACACACGATGACCGAAAGGTAACCCCATGAAACTCCTTGATCAACTCGTTGCGGAACGCGCCGAAATTTCTAACGCTGTGGAAACTGTGTTGGATCGTGCCGCCGATGAAACCCGTGACCTGACCGACAGCGAAGACAAGAACCTCGCTGATCTGACTGAGCGTGCGAAAGCATTGGATGCCCGCATTGCTGACCTGCGTGAAATTCAGGTGTCACACCTAGAGGCCGCGAAACTGCGTGCCGAAGTTGCCGCCACCGACGAACCCGAAAGCGAAGCCCCCGTGAACCGTGTCGATGTGAAGTCGGAGCCGTTGACCTACAGCGAGCAATCCCCCGCGTCATTCTTCCGTGACTCATACGCTGCAGAGTTCCACAACGACGTTGTGGCACGCGACCGTCTGTCACGCCACATGGATGAGATGCGTGTTGAATACCGCGACAGCACCACCGGATCTTTCTCCGGGCTTGTCGTTCTGCAGTACCTCACCGGTTTGGTAGCACCATTCCTGCGTGCAGGACGTAACACGATGGACGTTGCAAACAGTCTGCCGCTCCCGGCTGACGGACTCACCGTCAACATTTCACGGATCACCACCGGTTCCACCGCAGCCGCGCAGAACGGCGAAAACACCGCTGTCGCGGAAGCCTCCCCGGACGACACCCTGTTGACCGTGAACGTCCGCACCTATGCGGGCATGGTTGATGTGTCACGGCAGGCGTTGGAACGCGGCACCGGCGTTGATGGGCTGCTTGCTTCCGACCTTGTGTCCGCTTACAACACCGCTGTGAACGCTGACGTGATCAACGGTGACGGCACTAGCGGCACCCACCTCGGAATCCTGAACACCGCCGGTATCGGCGATGTTGACAAGGACGACGCCAGCCCGACCGCGGTCGAAACATTCTCCGCGATCATCGAAGCAATCGCGAACGTGACGCAAAACCGGTTCACGCAAGCCGATGTGATCGTGATGCACCCACGTCGTTGGGCGTATCTGCTCGCCGGTTTGGACTCGTCAAACCGTCCGCTCGCAGGCATTCAGGGTGACAGCGGTCGCAACATCACCGCGATCGGGAACCCCGGTGCTTACGGTCAGGCAGCAGGCGAGGTCGCCGGTATCCCCGTCGTCGTTGACGCCGGTATCCCCACCAACCTCGGTGCAGGCAGCGACGAGGACGCGATCATTGTTGCGAACCGTCAAGATCTGATTCTGATGGAGCAGACGCAATCGCCGCTGATGCTCCGCTACGAATCGGTCGGCTCCGGTACGCTCACCACCCGCATGGTTGTGTTCGGCTACTCCGCGTTCACCGCGGGACGTTACCCCGGCGGTGTCTGCAAGATCCAAGGCACCTTGCTGAGCGCCACCCTCTGATCCACCCCCGTGGGGTGACCTGTCGCGTTATCGCCTTTCACGGCAGGTCACCCCACACGGTTGAAAGGAACCATCAATGGACAAGTATTTGGCGAACTTGATTGCGCAAAACGCTGACCCGCGACTTATCGCGAAACTTGGTGGAACCGCTGACGGTCAGCAACCGGAGCCGACCCCCACCCCGGCTTCGGTTGCACCGACCGCTAAAAAGGCTACGAAAGCGACGAAAGCCCGTAAGCGGTGAGTAACTACACGACACGCGACGACGTGAAAACGTCGTTGGGTATCCCCGATACCGTCACCGTTGACGACGCAGCAATAGACGCGGCAATTGCCGCTGCTGAATCGTTGATCGATAACTACACTGGAAGATCATTTGTTGCGGCGTCCGCAACCCGCACATATCTTCCACGCACCGTCCGCATCGTGGACATTGACGACCTGACATCGGTTACCGCAGGACTAACGGTGAAAACCGATCCGAACAATGACGGCACCTATGAAACAACATTGGTGTATGGCACCGATTTTGTGGCTGTCGGCAACGACGCCCCATATCGTCAACTTGTCAACGTGAACGGTGGTTGGCCGTTATCGCAGGCGGGACGCCCCACCATCGAAATCACAGGTGTGTTCGGGTATGCGGCTGCTGTACCGGCGAACATCAAACAAGCGGCATTGCTGATGTCGTGCCGCCTGTTTCAACGCAAAGCATCACCGCTCGGATTTCAAGCCGGTGCCATCTCAGAGTTCGGCCCCGTCCGCATTTCACGCACAGACCCCGATGTTGCGGCGTTGCTGCAAGGCGTGAAACTTATCGGTGTTGGCTGATGGCAGATTACGGCACAATCAAAACAGCGATCGCCGACAAACTCGCTGAGTCCGCGCATCTCGTCATCGCTTACGGTGACGTGCCCGAAAACATTGTGACGCCGTGCGCGGTCGTGTTCCCGTCGTCAACGCCAGTTGAATACGGTGACGCGATGTCACGCGGACTGCAACTCATGTCGTTTGATGTGTCGTTGTTCGTGCAGCGGTTCGACATGCTGCAAAACCTTGTGAAACTTGACCCGTTGATTTACGGCGACGACAGTATCGAAAAACTGTTCGCGGACGATCCGACGTTGAGCGGTGCGGTACAGTTCGCACAAATCGTTCGGGTCACCTCCATCGGCAACGTGGCGTGGGGTGACGATCTGTACATTGGCTGTGAACTAGAGTTGGAAGTGATGGTGCAACCATGAACTACAAAGTGACCGCAACAAATCTGGCAGGGTTCGCGCACGGTGACAGCATCACCGCCGACGACCTGCCAGATGCTAATATTGAGGCGTTGGTTGCCTCAGGGCATCTGACCCCCGTGAAACCCGGCAAACGCAAAACCGAAAGCGAGCACGACGATGGCTAAGGCCGTTTATACCGACATCTCAATCACGATCAACAGTGTTGATCTTTCATCCCACCTGCAATCACTCACGTTGGACACCGCCATTTCTGAGGTGGATATCACCGCGATGGGTGACGGTTGGGATCAGGCTGTTGCGGGACGCAAAAAGGTGTCCGGTTCAGCGACGTTCTATCAGGATTTCGACGCGGCAAGCGTTCACGCAACACTGAGCGCGCTTGTCGGGTCAACGACAACGATTGCGGTTCTGCCCACCTCGTCATCAGTTGGGGCAACCAACCCATCATTCACGATCACCAACGCTCTCATCACGGCATACGGCAACGTATCGGGAACATACGGTGACGCCGCGATGGTCACGGTGTCGTTCTCGTCGGGCACTCTCGCTGTCGCCACCTCGTAACCTGACCCACACAATTTTGAAAGGCGAATCATGGTTCCGTTTGACGTTGAAGTGACACACACGGGCGGCGATCCTCTCACGTTTGAGGTGACCGCCCGTGTGCTTGTCGATTGGGAAGCACACCACACGGCGATCACATGGCGCACATGGGTGCGTGAACAGCAGTGGACACCGTTGTGTTATCTCGGATGGTTGGCTGAGAAACATTCCGGTGCTGTCGTGAAACCGTTTGGGGAATGGGTGAACACGATCGGGCAGGTGCGGCTAATCCCAAAAGAACAGATGGCCGCGGACGAGTAGAAACAGAGTTCGCACGCGACATCGCTGCGATGGCGATTCGCACCGGGATAGCACCCACAGACCTGCTGGCGTCGCCTACAATAGTCCTGCAAGAGATGCGGGCAATGCTAGTTGAGGCGCAAAAACACTGATGGGTCAAAAAGACGTGACACTAAGGATCGAAGGGATCAACCAGTTACGTCGCGCCCTTGAAAAACTAGACGACGGAGCCGCCGAAGATTTCAAACAGGCTGCGATCGTCGCAGGTGAAATCGTTGCCCGTGAAGCGAAACGGCAGGCACCGTCAGGCACAGGTGCGTTGCGTGACAGTATCAAACCGTTGAAACGACGCACCGCCGCCGTTGTGAAAGCTGGCGGGACGAAACGTGTCCCGTATGCCCCGATCATCCATTTTGGTTGGGGCACACGCAACATTCGTACAAACGAGTTCATGTATCGTGCGGTGGATCGCCGCGGTGATGAGGCGTTGGATGCCTATTTGGAAGTGATCACAGACACTTGGAATCGGGAGGTGATTCGCCGTGGCGGGTAAGAAAGCAGCGTTGACCGTCAATCTGATTGCGGACGCAACGAAAGCGCGTGCCGGTTTCAAAGAGGCTGAGAAGGCTGCGGGATCGTTGGATGAGCAATTCAAAACGGTTGCGAAAACAGCGGCGGCAGCGTTCGGCACCGCGCAAGTAATCCGGTTTGGTAAAGACGCGGTGGGTGCCGCATCTGATCTGGCCGAATCAATGAACGCCGTCAACGTGACTTTTGAGGATGCTGCAGATGGCATCCTGAAATTGGGTGAGAACGCTGCCGAAACGGTTGGCATGTCGGCGTCACAGTTCAACACGTTTGCGGTCGGGTTCGCTGGGTTCACGAAACAGATCGCGGACAGCGACGCGGAAATCATTTCGTTGACCGATGACCTGACGGTGCGTATCGCCGATTTCGCGTCGGTGATGAACCTTGACATACCGGAAGCTGCAGCGGTGTTCCGTTCGTCGTTGTCAGGTGAAACGGAACCTATCAAACGTTTCGGCATTGATTTGTCGGCTGCTGCGGTGCAGTCGTATGCGTTGGCTAACGGGATCACCGACAGCGCCGGGGCAATGACCGAATCAGAAAAAGTGTTGGCACGTTACGAACTGTTGATGAAATCAACAGAGCAGATGGCCGGTGATTTCGCGAACACTTCCGACGGGCTGGCAAACTCGCAACGCATCCTGAAAGCCGACCTAGAAAATCT